GCCATCTCAACACGATCACCAGCAAGAGCGATAATCGAAGCAATGGAAGCCGCAATACCAACAACCCGAGTGGTCACCGGAGCTTTGCGACCGCGCAACTGGTTGTAGATGCTCAGACCATCCCAGACATTACCACCGGGAGAATTGATCTCAACCAATAGCGGACCATTGCCCACTTCGTTGAGAACGTCAGAGAATTGCTTACCAGAGAGACCGTTACCACCAAACCAATCTTCGCCAATCTGGTCAAAGATCTGAATGGTCGCAGTCTCACCAGCGGAAGCCGCAGGAGCGTAATAAAGCCAATCTGATTTCTTGGTGAAGCTCATTCTGTTTTCTTGGCTCGCGGCTTACGTTGCTTTTTGACTGAAGCGGTCACTTCGGTTTGTTCTACAACAAGCGGTTGTGATCCACCTTCTGACGGAGCAACTGGAGACGGAGATTCAGAAGAATCATCTTCAATGTCAATAGCAGGTGCAGCACTAGCCGCTGGACGTTCTTTCTGAATCACCGAAATCTCAGATACATCAACCCCATATTTGTCAGCGAGTTGACGCACAAACAAAGCTTGTTGTGCTTTTGCTTCTAAAGCAGAACGCCAATCTAGTCCACGCGCACCGTAAACCTCATCGTAAGTCAGAATGCCAGCTTCCAACTCAGCCAACTGAGCAGCGGAATTACGGCCAACATCAACGTTCGGAGAACGGGGAGCGGTAATCGCTACTTCGTACCAGTCGGACGGAGCATCATTAAGCGCGGGATCGCTCTTGATAGCGTACTCCATGACATATTCATAAATACGCCGAGCCGCTGACGACATCACTTGATGCCGAGACTTAAACCACACAGCTGACATATCTAGCGCACCGCGATAGACAGTTCCCTGCATGGACTCGGGATAAACGAGAACGTAAGGAATACCAACACCAGCACAGACCTTCTCGGTCAGTTGCCGCCAGTATTCGCGCATATTTACACCGGGACGCTCAGTCGCAAACTGTTCAAATGAATCACCGTTCTTGAGTACTTTAACAGACGACCCAAAAACTTGTTCGTAATAGTTCTCAGCGGTGTTCTGAGTGGTTTGCGAGATTCCACCAGACCGGAGGCTTGATGCTTGGACCTCACCAGAGACGGTCTTAACAATCTGAGCGACGGAAGCACCAAGCTTGCAAGCTTCCATCTCCAGCTTTTGCAGGTCGTCGAGATCGTGGAGATCATTGATTACCGCAGAGACAAACGGAAGACCTCTAAGCTGACCGGGACGATTCGGCTCGTAAATGTGAACCACCGAGTCAGAACCAATTGAGCGAACGTCTGTCAGATTACCCTGAGTTTTCTCGGAACCGATAAAATACGAGATTGCGCGTCCAGTCTTAGGGTCAAACCGGATACCGTCAAAAACGGTTAAATCGGACTCCATACCGACAGGAGTCGCAATCGACTGAGCCTCAATAAGCTGCAATCGCGGCTTTCCGCTTTCACCTTTAGTGAGAAGGATAAAGCTCTCACCATCAAAGAACCAACCGCGAGCCGCTTGACTCATCATGGTTCCGAAAGACTGGCGAGAACCAATATCGGGATAACGAGACCAAACATCGAACCACTTCTTGGCTTTAAGGTTCCAAGCCGGATCGCTAGAAGCGGGTTGAACCGAGAAGCTGGAACCAACGGTGTAAGACTCAAACAGATCTCCAAGCCTATTTAGAACAGCGTTGTTCTGCTCAAAGAAACGGGACTTACGGACAATAGCTTGTCGGGTTGAACTCGTTACATCAAAGCGAGCCGAAGTATAAGACGTATCGAGATAAGAACGACGCAACGACTGACCGGCTCCTTCGTATTTGTTAACGGGAGCAGGAAACAGCTTATTAGCAATGGTTTGAAGGATTCCCATTAGCTCATTCGGGTTGTGGCTTCACGACGGAACTGCGTGAAATCACCGTAATAGCGAGTAACTGCCACCAGAATGGTCCCAAGCATCTTGTTATAGATCTGGAGGTCAGACGGGCTAGTAATGCCATCTCCAGCCAATAGAGTCACAGCAAGATCATAGTCGCTCAGCAATGATTCCCACATTTCCAACATTTCAACTGGAGCAGCGGAACCTTTACCGGGTTCAGCGAACTCAACAGAAACATCAGAGCTAGAAGTGGATCTAACGACTTGACCTGATTCAATAGCACCAGCAGCAACAGATAGCTTTGCAGTCAAAGCTTCTAGCAAGCTCAAAGCGGCTTTCCCTGCGTATGTAGTACGCAAGTAAGACCGTTTCATCGCTACGGTGTATGTGAACACTTGCGCGGACTATTCACAGACCAACTATGAAGTCAACTACTAGAATTTTCAGAACTAGTAGATGCGAGATCGTTCCAGAGCATCACCATCGCCAATTGCATCAATTCACAGTCATGCAAATGATCTGGCCAACGTGTATTCCGCTTGAACCACAAGTGTTTGATTCTTCCCGCTCTGTTAGCAGTTGGTTTGAGAACGTGAGAGTCCAAGTGCTTCCAGTATGTATCAGAATCGCTCGCAAATGCCCCCTCAGCCTCAAGCGGTGCGGGTAGGCTGCAAACGGTCCATTGATGATTCTCGGACCCTTTACGGAGCCGCTGAAGCACTTCCCGCATGTGTTCAGTGTCAAAGACCAACAGAGGCTGGACCGCATCAGTCCGCATCGACGTTGAAGTGGTAATGCCAAACGGATGGATTGCACCAGTCTTGCTGGTGAATCGCGCTCCGGTCTCGCGTCCCTTCATTGGCATCCAACCGATAAGCATCGGCTTTCGGAGACCTCCTTCTGGTGGATACCTCAGACCGCAGGGATATGTGATTGGGTTAACGCTGCTTTGTGAGAACTCAGCACAAGCATCGTAGACGGCTTGTGTGTTGAAACCGGAGTCAATCCCAACGTCCATATCATGCACGTTGTATTGAAGTTGAACCCGTCGAAGTGCAGCAAAGTCGTCAGCGTGACCGGCAGCAACAAGACGCGAATTACCTTTGCTCCACTCGCGGCAAACCCACCAGACAAACGGAGCGGCGGCTTGAACGTCTGCGGTGAGATAGCGTCTGGCTTCAGGAAGTCCAGCATCGGACACAATCTCAACTCGCTCTTGTTGGGACTCTTGGTTTTCCCACGGTTCAGCGAGCATACCGTTGATGAAACCCTGCAATCCCATCATTGAGCTTTTGGCTTCCAAGAATGAGACCGCGAGATGTCCCCAAGTACACTTGCGATCCGGTGAATAGAGGGATGACAGGTGATAAGACCTAACACTTGGAAGACTTGCTTGATTCTCGGCAATCCATTTCCCGTGTCTCAAAGCGGCAACTTTGTGAGAGTCAGAAATCTTACCCTGACAGAGTTGGCAAACGTAATGTGCTGACGACCGGATGCGCTGCCAGTCTGGTTTTCCTTCCTCGGTCTTGGCGTTGTCCCAAGTGACCTGCTTCCATTCTAGCTTGATGTATTCCGTGCAATGCGGACATGGAATGTAGTATCTCCGCTGGTCTCCTCTTAGATATCGCTGCCAGATTCTCCCTTCGGAGGTTGTCGGAGTGCTGGTGAAGAAAGCTTTGGAGCTTGAGAATGCTTTAAGACGCTGCTCTGCGAGGTCCAGCGCATCGGCTTCCTTAGCGGTTGCTTCGGCAAACTTGTCTACCTCATCAGCAACCAAGATTCTGACAGGTCGGGACGCTAGATTTGCAGGTGAGTTAGACCCAACAAAGGTCAAGGTGCAGCGATCAAATTGCTGCTCAAGATTGGTCATCTGGTCTTGATCCGTTGGGAATCGCGCAACCAATGCGGGACAATCTTCAAGAAGTGGAATCCAGCGGCTTTTGCTGAACGAGCGAGCCAGATTCTCGGATGGCATCAACCACAGCGCGGGACTCGGTTCTGTGTCGATAGCCCACGCTAGACCAGCCATTAGCGTCGTTGTCTTGGAGGTCTGAGATCCCCAACATAACGTGACCTCAGAGACTGACGGATCTTTCCAACACTCAAGCGGTTCTCTGCAATATGGTCTGACTGCCGTGGAGAAAGGTCCGGGATGTTCAGTCTGTCGTTGAGTAAGCGTCAGGTTTGACTCGCTCCATTCCACCACAGTCTGCCGTGGAGATGGACGGTAGATCTGACGACGGAACTCTAGGATTTCACGCTGTAGATCAAGCATCAGAACAACTCCGTATTCAATTCTTCGATCCTGTGCTTTCGAGCTTCACTCATATTCAAGAACGCCATCCGCTCGTTCACTCCATCCATCAACTTGTCCCGCAACTGCACGTTGCAGCCCCAAGTTGCGGTTTCGTTGAAGATTTCAACCATCAGCACCAGACCGTCTGGCTCTAAGTGCAGGATTCCCCAGAACGGAATTTTGCAATGCTTTGTAATCTCAAGCGCGGCATGAAGCTTACTCCATGAAATCATCCATTGGTTGCCGAAGGTTGACTCCAGCTTTGCGAGTCCGTAAGTCCGAGATTTTACCTCATAGCTTCCGGTAATTAAGCCAGAGTTTTGGTTCCAGATGAACCCGTCAATGCGCGACGGCTTATCGTCTGCGATTGGCAAAAACCGGAGAACCGTGTCACGTTCAATGGCTTTGAGCGCGATCTTGTTTTGACGGAGAGCCTCTAACCCTCTCGGCTTTTGACAGTTCA